TAAATTAGCTTTTTTGAAACATCTGTATTCCTGCTTTTCTGTATCGAAATACGTTTGTACCGTGTCGGCGGGTTTCCGGGTTCCGGTTGTTGCCGGAATGGTTTCCGGGTTTGTGGTTCCGTATGCCTCACGCAATGAACCGTCTATTTTCTGAAAATAGAATTTTACAATTCGCTTTTTCATTTCGGCTTTTAGCTTCATGTTTAACCATGCACATTTTAAAGCCTCTGAAAGTTTGTAACCATTGCGTTTTACGAATTGCCACGCCAATTTGAAAATCTCACTCAATTTGTTTCTTTTTTCCGAACTCATAATATTTACCGGGAAACCGCCCGGTCGGATATTATTTAACATAAAAACTTACTCTTATACCACGGCGCAATTTACATACCAGTTTATCGTCTTTCCCGGCAAATGCACGGCGAAACATTTTATTTGCCATTTCTACACCAATTAATCTTATCAGTCCGGCAACACCAACCAATTTGTTTATTTTCTTGCCGTCAACTATTCCGTTAACCTTTATACGGAAATTCTGATTGATTTCTTTTGTTGTGTATGCTAAACCGTTGTAAATTGTTGTTGCCATTTTGATTTGCTTTAATTGTTCGGGGAAAACGCCCCGTCGGTTATTTGTTCAATATTTGGTATGCTTCTTTTATTGTATTGTTATTTGTTACTCCTAACTTTTTAAGTTTTCGCATATCTTTTACAGTAAAATACAAATCTATATAACCTTTCCAATTATTGAATTCTCCAAATTGTTTTACTAACTCTAAAAAATATGTTTTTGTTTCCATATTCATTTGAATTTATTCCGGGAACCCGCCCGGTCGGTGCGTTGAACTTTCAACACTGCAAAGACACATACTTTATTTTAAATACCAAAAATATTTCTTTAATTTTTTATCAGAAAAGCAAAAATTTTATTTTTGGTAGTTATTTTCCATAAATTTTTTATTTAAGTGGCTTTTGCGCACAAAACATGTAATTTATCCATCCGGGAAATAAAAGCCCGCTACGGGGCTAAAAATGGGCAAAACTAAAAAAGCCGGGGAAAACCCGGCTTAATCCTGCAAAACAATCTTTTTTTATTTTCAATGGATAACATATCTATTTCGATACAAAGATACTCATTTTTCTAATTCTATATATTCAATTCCCATTATTTTTGTGTGGGGATTTTTACTAATTATATCAATTTCACGATTTTTCACCTTGTTTGTTTTCCAAAGGAACCCCAAAAAACGTTTATATTGTACCGTCGCCGCAATTAAAATGCTGTCACGATTTACAAACGTCCCGGAAAACGTGCCATCCGGTGCCGTGCATCCTTTTAATGAAAACCACGGGTCGCAAATATCAACGCATTTCAAAACGGTTGTTGTCGTATCTCCGGGCAAATAAACAATGCTGTCCCGGACGGTTCCCCATAATTGGGTTATTGTTTCCATTTGCGCCGTTGTTACCGCCTCCAATTCCCGGTTCTTTGTTTGCAGGGTTTTTATTAGTTCTGCATCGCTCGCCCGGTATCTTTCAAACTCTGACAATTTCAGTTCCAAAACACCAACTTTTGCGGCGTTCAAACTATCTTTTGTTTGGTACCGGGAAACGTCCTGCAATAACGTTTCCGTGTTGGTTCTGTATTTGTCCCTTTCCCCGGTTAACTGATTAATCCGGGAACGTTGCACACATATAGTGACAACGGCGGCAACCGCCAAAGCAATTGCCGCAATTATAATATACTTTTTCATGATTCGTTAGCTGTGTAAACTAATTGACTGCTTTCCTCCGTTGTGCTTAACGTCAAAATGTATTTGCCGCCATCAACAAATATTAATCCGTTTATTTCGTCCTCTGATACCTCAATTTGAGTAAATGCCAAAACAACCCCATCAATGAAAACTTTCGGCGTGTTGTGCAATGGGTCTGCATTTGCCGCCGTAATGAAATTGTTTATATCCTCCTGCGGGTTGGTTACTTTCTTTGTGTTTTCGGCGTTGTCCTCAACGGTAACAACGAAAATATCATCATTCCCGTTTATTATCGCCTCCAACAACGGCGTAATACTTAACCCGGCTTCGTTTCCTTGACTTGCAACGAACTTTTGCAAGTATTCATTTTGTTCCTGCTTTGTCATTTCACAATCTCTTTAATGGTTAAATAATGAATTTTTGCAATACGTTCACGCCCGGCGTCGGATAACATCAAATGGCAATCCTTTTCCGTATCCATGAAAAAGTTTTCAGATAATACCGCCGGGCAAACCGTATGTTTCAGAATATAAAATTGGCTTTCTTTGTCTGGGTCGCCGTCGTAATAATCGAAACGCATTTTCCAACCGTCCGGGGCAAACTCTTTTTTCGCCTGCTTACAAAGAACGGTTGCGATTGCATCCGCTTTCGTTTGCCCTACGCTTGTATAACATTCCCACCCGGTGCCGCCTCCGGCGTTCCCGTGAATACTAAACAAAACGGCGTTATTGCCGCAATCTGCGTGGATAACGTTTGCACGGCGGCAACGTTCGGGCAATGATACATCGATTTCCTCCGGTACCAAAATTTCAAACTTTATGCCATCGGCTTTTAACATCGCCGCAATACGGCGTACAATGTCACGATTAAACTCCCATTCAAACAATTGGGAACCGTCCCCCCAAATGGGGGAACGCTTTCCGGGGGTCTGCGAACCATGCCCGTTGTCAAGAATTACAACTTTACTCATTTTTGTTTTCTCCTTTCTTTTTATTGTTTTTATCGGGGTCGTCCCCAAATTCTTTTTGCAATCTGTCAATTATCGGTTGCAAATGCGACGGCAAAGCCCTTGTAAACTCCAAACGGATAACATGGTAAATAATACGTAACGCCAAATTCCGGGGGTACGCAATAATCAGATTGCGGAACGCATTTTGCAAATACACGTACATAAACACATAAGTAAGCGATTTAACAACGACAATTGCCGCTTGTTCGTCGCCGCAATTTTTCATTATTACAAAAATCGCCTCCACAATAAAAAGATACAAAAGCAATTCACACAATGCGTTTTTAAACTTTCGGAACGAAAAGTTCTTACATCGCACAATCGCCACGCCGTCCGCCCTCATTCCCGCCCAAATGTTGAACGCAAACATTACTACCAACGCATAAACAAAACCTTTTGTCGGGGTTACATACCCAAACAACGGGCTAACCGTGGAAATGGCAATAATGCGCCATTGTTCCCAATTAAATATTTTTTCCATAATATTTAAGCCATTCAAAATAACCCATATTTTCCAAATAACAATTGTCGTTTTCTGACGCTTTAGCCTCCTTTTCAAATGATATGTCTTTGTATGCGTTCTTTAATTTGAACAATGATTTAAAAAACCATTCTAAAACATACCAAATATAAAAAGAAAACAACGGCAATATGTACCACCATGCCGAAATATCAAAAATCAATTGCAATATAAACATTATTACCCATCCGGCAAAAAACATTTCTATCCACTGCCGGGCGTGCGTACATTCATGATTGCGTACACTTTGAGGCATTTCGTTTTTGTCTTTAAATTCAGTAAAGACAAATGCCGTCAAAGTTATTGTTGAATAATTAGCCCATAATATCAAATGGGCTAATTTGCTATTATAAATTATTTTTTTCATCTTCCTTTTTACATTACAAATTGTCTTATATATTCCCTACATACAGCCGCAAACCTTGCTGCGCCAAACGCTGTTGGGTGTATATTGTCATATCTTAATTTTTGAACCGTTTTATCAAATTCCCAATCAATTAAAGTTAAATCCAATGTTGGTGCCAATCCTACATGTTTATTTTCCGATATGGCTTTGTAATCAATAGCGCATTGACTATCTCCATTTCTTATATATGTAGGGCATAATATAATAATACATGTTGGCGAAATTTCTCTTATTTTATCAATATAATAATTAATTGAACCAATACTTGTTGTTCTATCTAACGAATTTATATCATCATCATGAATCCAGCGATTTTGCCCGCCACTAATAGTCACCAACATTGTATTTTCTGTAACTGCTTCTAAATTTGCATCTGTCAAATTTGCGCTTGCACCAATACCGTATGGTATGGTTCCACTTTGACCTTTATTGATTAAAGTAAGTCCTAAAAAATATTTCGCCAATAATATTGGATAACATTCATTTGCGCTTGGCGTTACCGTTATACTATCTCCGTATGCAACATATTCTTTTCCTTTAAAGAATGACCCTAAAATCATACTTTCCGGTTCTTCTTCTGAAGTTCCTAACGCTTCTTCATATTCTAAATCTATTGAAAAGTTATACTTGGCGCTTGTATAACGTTGTATATCTTCTTCATTTATAACATTACCATAATTTCCAATATTATACAATTTAACTCCTCCATATTGAGCCGAACCTTTAGCATAGTTTATATTCGAACTAAAAATAACATAGCTTTTTCCATAACCTAACAAATTTAAATCTATATCGTAAAAATTTGTTCCGGTTTTCGCATCAATTGTTATTTTTTTTAATGGTATATATACCCCAAAAACCTCGTTATATGTAATTATACCAAATGATACTTTTTTTTCAGTATTTGCATATATTTTTGCTCTTGTAAATCTTGTACTGGGTATCTCTATACCAAAAAGCCCACCTACACCAACACCCGCTTCTGTTACAAAATTCACGACAAACTTTTTGTCTGTCTGAATTAGACTTAATGTTTTTTCTATATTTGAAATGTTATTTGTTCCGGGTATTTCTTGATATTCTCTAACCATTTTAAGGTTATTAATATTTGCAGACGAACAAGCAATTCTCATATATTTAATTCCATATGGAATCAATATCTTTGTATATTGTGCAAGTCCGGTTCCACGTGTATATGAAACAACATTTTGAGATTCATCGTAAAATGCGTATGCGTCTGAATCGCCATATGTAGCAATATATAAAACGGTTAAAACATTACCTTGATATTGTTCAACATCTATAAATGATGTTGACGCACGACCGGAAATAACAAAATCTACTCCATTTTTTATTGTTGTTCCGTCTGTTATTTGTCCCAAATTTATTTCTTCGTATGTAAATGTTTCGCCATTTCTTATATTTTCAATTGAATTTTCTGTTTGGTCTTGTAAGTCTGTTATTTGTTGTTGCTTTACAGACTCTTCCCAATATTGACTATTTTGCCAATACGCATCTGTTATTAATGTTCCAATATATTGTTCCGTAATCCATTCAGTATTATTTTTCTTATACGTTATTTGCAATCCCGGTTTTCTGAATTTAGTTGGAACTTGTTTTCTTGTTGTTTCTACATCTGTATTCCAATCTAAAATCATATTACCGCCGCCGGAACCAATTTCTAAAACTTGTTTACTCCATGTTCCATTCCATTTTAAAACTCCCAATTCCCCAACATCTATTGTAAGATTTGAAAAATTGATATATGTACCCTCTCCCGCCAAATAAAAAACGTTTTGGTCGGGCGTTCCCGGATTTGTATTTGTTGCTGCTATTCCTACAAATTGATAATTAGCCCCTAAACTATTAATCATTGTAAGTAAAGCATTTTGCAAAACTTGCCCGGTAATTGCTTGCGTGCCGTTTGTTTTGATAACATTTGTAATTGCTGCTTTTAATTGTGCGTTGTCTGCCATAAATTAATACTTTAATTGGTTTTAAAATCATTATTAAAATCGTCGTTAAAATCTCCCTTATTTTCAAACAAATATCCACGTCCTATTTTCTTTACTACGGTATTTGTTTTAAACTCAATTTCCACGCTTGCCAAATCCCCCTGCGTTTGCCATTTCGGGGTAATTAAAAACGTATCGCAATCGTATTCCCTGCCGTACTTGTCAGTTATATGTATGTAATCAGCCATACGAATAAAACGCATAACGTCGCAAAGGAACTCCGGTGCCAATATCGTACATTTAAACGTTTTGACTGATATTTGTTTTTCCGGAAAAAAATACCCGTCCCGTTCTTCGCCGTCCTCTTCAAATTCATAATCCGGCTTTCCCAACTCGGTACAAAGGTACAACGTATTTTTGAAATCTGGGTTTTTATATACTATTTGCCCGGCGTCAAATACCAAATTTTCAATATCCCACCATTCAATTTTAAGGTACCCGGAAACATCTTGTACAACGGTAAACATCTCTGAATACCACGTTTGCACGCCATCCGATAACGTCATATAATATATTCCGTCCAACTGATTTAATGGCATGGGTAAAACTGACGGGTATAATATCACGTCATAACCCAACGTTTGAAACCGGACAATTTGCAATCCGGTTTCTTTCATATATGTTGTTATGTTTGCAATTTGTTTTCCGGTCTTATCATATAATATAACCGACAAAACATCATTTTTTCTTGTATCTCTAATAATCTGAAATGGTAATAATCTATCAGCCGGGGCAAATAACGGATAAATTGCACCGTATGCGTAACTTTTACGGTGGTTCTGCTCGCTTATTGTCGTGTACCACGGCAAAACGCTTGTATTGTTATTCTGTATCATACTTTAAAGTCGCTTTAATATTTCTACTACACATATTTACTGAAAATTTTTCTACCTGCCCATTACCAATGTAAGTTTTTATTAATTGCATCGGATTTGGCTCCGTTCCTGCTGACGGGAAATTTATTGTTTGTTTTCTTTTCCGCTCAATACTACGTGCATAACTATCTGTATTATTAATTAAAAAATTACGTGCGGGCATATCATATACCCAATATGTGGGTTGTATATTAATATATGCTAAATAACCATTCTGTAAATAGTATTCTACGTTTTCAACTGTTTGCCTTGTAAATGGCAGTTCTAACTGTCCGCCGCCATCCGGTACAACTGCGGCAAACAAAGCGAATCCATCCGAACTAATTGCACCGGGGTTTAACAACATCAAATCAATATCAGACGTGAAATTGGAAATATTTATTTCTTCAATCTTTCCGGCTGTTACATATTTTGACGTAATTTCTATTGGCAAACCCTCGAACGGTGTTGTTACATCATCCATCCACTCAAATTGATAACGTTCCGGCATTTCTACTTTGTCAAATGAATATTCGGAGGTTGCAAAGGCTAATTTTTTACCATTTCGCACATTTTCTAATTTTGTTAAATCATAACCAATAATTGGGTTATATCCATACGAACCGCCATTTCTAAACCAATTTATTTGTTCTATTTTAAATTTTCCGTCCTCAATATACCAATAACATTTATATGTATCCCGTAACATCGTCATAATCTGTTGCAATGTAACCGGGGCTTTTTGCGCCGGGGTCTGATATTCGCCATTAATAATGTTACTTTTTTGACTAATTAACAATGTAAATGATTCTCCGGAAATAGGGTTGCTTGTATTATATAAAAATTGGCTATATTCCGGCGTCGCTTCATGTGTTATTTCCGGGGCAAATTGTTTCAACAGAACATTGATACATGACGACAAAGTAAATGTATCTTTTAACGTGTATGCCTTGCGTGCATTTTGTTCTAATATCCAATCATAATATGATAATCCAAACCATATTGACGCATAACGCCATGTTGAGCGGGCAATAGGGAAAAAAACTTGACCGTACGCATACGGTGGGGAAAAATACTTTCCATTTTCAGATAAACCATACTGTGTGGGTTTATCAGAAAATAAATTTGAGATATAAGCCACACTAATTGCATAGCCTATTACTCTGTGATAATTCCTATTATTTTCAACAATATCATCGGCTGGTAACTCATACGTATTAAGGTTGTCAATTTTTTCTACATCGCATAGATAACGGGCAAATATATTATAGCTTTTCATGTCGGCATGTATAGTTCCGCTTGCGCCACTTCCACTTACTGCACTCATATCAAACTCCAATGTGTCAAATGGACCTTCATATAATTTTTGATAACGAAATAATGGCGAATCATCGCTTATACGCCTTAATTCAACTAAAACAAAACCAATTGGAAATGCACCAACTAAATCTTGCGATATGTAAATATAATAATTTGTGTCGCCGTATAAATTACCGGAAAAATCAAGTTGCTGCGCATCATTATTCATTCTTCCGGAATATAGCCCTATTACATCATTTGGCTGTCCATCTCCGGTTATATTAATTTCCTTTAAAATGTTACACAACGAAAAGTGATATTTTGAAACCAAATCGTTCTGATTTGTCACAACATTTGCATCTTGTTCCCAATTGGTAGCCCCCAAAAAACAAGAAACAATACTATCCCCCGGAATATATATTTGTACTAATGGGCGTTTCCGTATTGTAAGATATTCAATTTTTGGTGCTAATTCAACTAAATTATATTCTTTTTCCAATCCTGCCAAAACATTGTTGTATTCGTCTATTGTTTCCGGCTGCACCGTAACCAATTTATCATCATCATTAAACGTACAATCTGTTTTCATAAATTTTGCTTTATAGTATTGATTGTATGTTTGTCCCCAATCATCACTTTTTTCGATATATAGAAAAAATTCAGAATCAAAAAGGGCATTATTGATAATGTCGTAATCAGCACGGACAAAGTTTATTTTACCGGACAATTTAGCCCGGTAAAATCTTTGATTTGTTTCCAATTCATAGTCCAACGCCAAATCATCTTTATAATTTGGATTAACAACTTGTTTTTCGCCGTCCTCTCCTATTTGCAAATAGAATCTATATTTCGGTGTCATAGCTTTTTAATTTTACGTTTCACATTTTTGTAACTTTCAATCGTATTTCCGTCGCCATCCACGTAAATCCGTCGTCGGTTCTGTTCCTTAATTTCCCTTACATCATCCGACAAATTGCGTAAATCCGGGCTTTGTCCATTAACGTTCAACGTTAAACCGTCCCCGTCTGAATATGATTGTAAATACTTATGCGCAAATGTACCATTGTTTAACGAATTGATAACGTCCGGTATTATCTTTCTAAATCTGCGTGAACTCCGCTTGTTTATAACGGCAAAAAATTCGCCTCCCTCTGCACGTCTGCGGGTTCCGTCCGGCTTTGTCCCTAAATCAATATCATTTCCGCTTTGGTGTGAGCCACCCTCCAATAATTCAACGGTTCCGTCGCCGTACGTTTCTGTTCCTCCGCTTTCTCCGGTTTGCTTTGCTAATTGTGCCGCCTTAATTTTAGACGCTGCAAAACTTGCCCACATTACGGCAATTGCCGGAATTGCCAACGGGAAACCCAATTGCGACCAAATCAACGCCGTTGCTGTTACCATGTTTCCGATTTGCTGCAATGTTTGTATTGCTGCCTGCTGTTTTTGCGCTTTCTGTTGCTCTTTCAACGCTTTTTCTTGGTTTTTCCTTGCCAAATCCAACTCCTTTTGCGCTTGTACAACATTATTGGCGTAACCGTTTGCCCTTGCTTCCAATTCTGCATCCAACGCCGATTGTGCGGCGGAAACTTCTTTTTCCGCTTGTTCAACTGCTGCATCAGCCGCCGCAACACGTGCTTCAGTGAATGTATTTAACGCATCCAATGCGTATTGCATAGACGTATTAATTGCCTCTTTTTGGTCGTCGTCCAAATTAAGCCCAAACAAACCGTAAATGTCTTTTCCTCGTTCCTCCCCTTTGGATTGCTCAATTTCTTGGTCTATTTTTTTTATAGTGTTTTGAATTGTTTGTACTTCAACATCAGACAATTTATTGGCTGCTTGCTCGTTCAATTCTAATACCTTTTGCAAACGTTCCTTTTCTGCCTGCAAACGGAATTGGGTTTTCCGGGCTTCTGAATTTCTTAACAAATCAAATTCAGATTGCGCCAACGCTTGTTGTTGGTCAAACATCATTAATTGCGCTTGCAAATATTCGTCGGCAATTGCGTTTCCCTTAACGTCAAATCCGGCATTAATTACCCCGGCGTCCTGCTGTTGTCCGGTCGGCTTTTGCTCATTCTGCAACAATGCTGTTTGTCTTTCATTCTCTAACAACTGCATACGCAATTGTCGTTCCTGCTCGCTTCCCTTCTTGACCGCTTGCAAACGTAATTCAATGCTTTCTTTCTGCAATGCCAATTCTTGCAACTGCCGTTCTTGCTCTATTTTCAACAACGCCTCTGTCTGCTGCTGTTCTAACGCCGTAATTGTTGCGTTTATCGCCTGCCGTCCGGTTTTGTTCAAATCCTTTTCGGTCTGTAATTGGTGTTGCAAATCCTCAATCTGTCGTGAATACTGATATTGCGTTTGCTGCCGACGCTTTGCCCATTCGTCGGTTTCCAACTGCAATTGTGCATCCTGCAATTTCCGGGTTGCCTCCAAATTCTTTTTATAAGCCGCTTCAATTTCCTTTGCTTGCCGTTCTGCTGCCTTTTCCGCATCGCTTTTACCCCTTGGTTTTACGGTTGGGGTCTGTGTCGTTACGGGCTTATTGTCTGTTTGTGGCGTCGGGGTATCTCCAACAGAAACCGGGATTGTTAACGGTTTTATTTTCTTTTGCATACCCTGCAAACCCTCTTGGAAATTTTCTGTTATGTCTTTAACTTGGGCTTTAACCAAATTTCTGTACGCTACTGCATAATCTGCCAATCCTTTTTTTACATCGTCAAAATCCAACGTAAACGCTCCCTTTAATGCGGTTCCGGTTGCTTTGACTATATCAATAAAGAACCCAAACAAATTTCCCAACGTATCAAATGTTGTTTTGAATCCGGCAACAATCCCATTCCAAATTGCACGTATCAAAACACTTTCATTGTATAACTCAATAAAGTAATTGATAACATCAATAACGCCTTTTATTATCGCCGTTAAGCCTTGATTTACAAAGACTTTTGCTTTTGTTGTCAACGTTTCAAAATTTCCTCCGGTTGCGTCGAATAATCCGGACAATGCGTTTTGTAACTCAATTTGGCTTTGCAACTGTTCCTCCTGCAATTTCGCTAAAACTCCGGCTTTCCCTTTTACTTCGTCCATGTCGGTTGAAATATCTTTCAACGTACGCAAATATTGCAATCCGGCGTCCTCTCCGGGACCCCCGAATATATCTGCAATTGCAGCCCCGACCGTTGCCGCATTATCCGGCAATTCTGCCAATTTTGCGGAAACGTCTTGTATAACATCGAACGTTGTTTTGGTTCCGGTCTGCAAATCTTTTTGAACTTGTTCCGACGAAATACCGATACCGTCCAAAGCCGCCGCCGTCGCCGTCGTCATTTCACGCAAACGCAAATTTGCCTCCTTAATTGCGTCAACGCCTTTGTCGGAAAAGATACCCATTTTGTTCGTTTCGGCGACAATTGCAACAAATTGGTCTGCTGATATTCCCGCCTCTTTGAAATATGCCGGGTATTCTTTCAACGTGTCTAAAAATTCCCCGTTCGCATCGGCTCCGGACAAAAAACCATCCTTAACCAACTGCAAGGATTCATTTGCAGAAATACCAAATTGTTTTGATAATGCGTTTGTTGCAATCAATGTTTCCCGGAAATCTGCGCCGAATGAATCTGCAACGGCTTGCACCTCGTTTCTAAACGCTTTCAAATCATCGCCGCTTTTCCCGGTAAATTGTTGCGTCAACCTTGTTGCCTCAACTAATCCGGCGTTGTAATCGTACCACCATTTGAACGCCGCACCAGCCGCCGCAATCCCGGCAATTGCCAAAAATACGGGATTTGAAAGTAAACCTAACAAAGTTTTCCCCAATGCCTTTGCGCCATCGCCTATTGCTGTAAATACTTCTTTGCTTTCTGCGCCTCCACGACCTAACGCCAAAAGACTTTCGCCAAATGAATTGTTAAGCCCCAACGTTTCTTTTAATTTGTCGCCATACGCAATTATTGCGTCGGACGCCTCCGTATAATTACCAACGTTTAATTGATATTTCCCGGTTGCCTCCTGCAAACGCTTCATTTCTTCGTATATTTCCCGTGTCTGCTCAACCAACTTGCGCCCCTCCTCGGTATTTTCTCGCTCGGCTTTCGTCATGTTGTTCAGATAGATTTTATTTAACGAATATTGCGCCGACAACTTGTTATAACTACCCTCGGCTGACTGATTTATTTTTACAATCAATTTGTTTATTTGGTTGGCTTCCTGCTGTGCCAATTTCAACTCCGCCAACTTCTTTGCGTTCTCGCTTTCCGCAAACGCCAAATCACGTTGTGCACGTGCCAAACGTTCCGCGTCGTCTGCGGCTTTCTTGGTTGTGTTCCTGCCGTCCTCGGTTGCCCCGGAAACCTTTTGCAGAACCGCCGCCAACTGAATTGCTTCCGCCCTAATATTTTTCAACGCATTTGTATATGTGTCTGAAAGTTCATCCAATTGCTTTATCAAATCAGTAATTGAATTATCGGGGCTTACCAAATCAGAATATTTAATTGGGTTATTGTTATCTGCCATATATCCGACTTTTATTTTGTTATTTGCGGGCAATTTGCCCCACAATCGATTTTCTTTTCTTAGATGTATAATTTATCGTTTGAAAAATAAAAACGCCTTAAACGCCTTATTTTAGCTTTTTCTGCTTGCTTGCTTTTTTCGCTTGCTCCTTGATGTATTCAAATGCGTTGTAATATTCCAAAACGGTAAATTTTTTCGGGTCAACATGCAAATTCTGTGACAATATCAAACACATATTTTCAAATTGTCTGTCATGCTTAATTTCCACGCCATCCGACCCGGTAAATTCTTGTGGGTTGAAATACGTTATCAACTCCGCCGTTATGTCGTCAATCTCTTTTGCATCCGCCTCGGTTGCCCGACCATCTATTATTGTGCGTAATACAACAATCGTTCTTTGTTTCAATTTGTCGTAATACTCTTTTAACGTTGCATCGTCGAACAACCGGGGGAAATACAAACGCAATTCATCGTCTATTTTTTTTTTAACCGCTTCCAATTGGGCGGTTATCTCTGAATGGGGGACGTCTGAAAAAAGATTGATTGTTTTCTGCAACCCGTCGTCGGACAAATCATTGCACGGCGTACCGTTTACAGATTTTACCAATACGGCAAAAGCCAAATACTGGGGGGAAATCTCCGATTGAACGAAATACACGTTTTGGCGCAAATTCTGCAACTCTGCAATCGCCAAATTTGGCGTCGTACTGGCTGCATATCTTATCGCCTTTTCAATATGACGGTCAAAGTCTGCCAAATCGGAACCAACCCCGGCGTCAACCAACAACATTTTATTGTATTTGTGGAATCGCATAATTGGCAAATCCTCAATTGAATCGTATATTTCAACGTTCATTCCTTTTATTTGCATTGTTTTCATAACAAAATACGTGTTATCATTGTACTACAAAAGGGAACGCCCAAATATACAGGGTTCCCGGTTAACACTAACGCAAAAAAGCAAATCAAAACACACGTCCACCACGACAAACAGAAATCGCAATTGAACATCTCTGCGAAAAAATCATCGCCATGAACTTGTACCCATTCAATTACACCCCATTTGCGTAACAAAGTCAATACAAATGCCGCTATCAACGCAACAATAATAATGCAATAAATAAATTGTTCCATAAACTTATAATCTACACGTTTCGCCAATACTCAATACGCCCTCAAACCGGAATCCGCCGAACGGGTGCATTAAAAATTGGTTTTCTATTTCATCCAACGAAAAGCCCCGGTAAATGTTTTCCGCCAATTCGTACACTTTGTTTATTCTGTAACTTCCATTTCGCACCAAAAAACCGCCGTTCAAAACGTCCAATATTTGCCGCTTCAAATCCTCTTTGTTGCGTATGCTTGCATCGTTGTATATCTTTCTGTAATCAAACCAAAAGATAATTGAAAACGCCGTTTTTATGCCAATATCAACTCCGGGTTCCCAACTGATATTTTGCGGGTCATCAACCCAAAAGAAACAGAAATTACCAATACCCGCATCGGGGCAAACTTCCATATATTCGTTTTTCCCGGAATACACGTTTGGCGTATAATAGCGTTTTTGGTTTGCGTTCATTTTAACAAGTCTTTCCGCCCTGCCAAACGCATAATCCAACCACGGCAAATTATCAACCAATCCGTTTTGAATGTTCCCAATAATCCGGTCTAACAATTCCGGGTTGTCAACAACCGGTGCTTTTACCTTATTTGCCATAAATTTGTTTTTTTGCTTTGTCCATTAAATCCGGATATATGTATTGCCATATCAGTATTGCAATATTTTCGTCCGTCAATCCTAATATCTGACGCCCGTATCTCTTTATTAAATCCTCTGTCTTAAAATCGGACGCCTTAATTTCAAATTGCTTGTCGCCAACTTCCAAAAAAAAGCTACTTTCAAAATCGCCCTCATCCCTTAACGTAACCCGGTTTGTCGGCTGTCCCTTTGCCTCTTTAATTGCGATTGTTACGGGGCTGTATGGTGCATAATCCGAAATTTCGACGCCCAAACGGTTAATACCTTGTTCAAACAATTGTTCCTCTGCGTTCAAATCAACTATATATGCCTCATTGTCCCATATAATATTTTGTATTATCCGCCCGGACGTCAAAGCCTCGTTGAAATCCGCAACCCTTTTTCGCAAATCGGTTATCCGTTTCATAAATACAATTTTTACATGAAATTATATACAACTTTCCCTTTGAATTATATAATTACACGGTTCTGTATTTTACGCCTCTGTTGTTACAACTTAAACAAATGCGGTCTAATCCCTGCGTATCAATTCGCAATGCCTCATACGCCTTTTTTAAGTCATACCCCAACCCGCCCGGTCTAACGCCGGATGTGTTTCCGTCCAACTCATACAGAATGTCTGTACGGCTTGCGTTTGACTGATTGCGGTTTACCCTTACGTTGGGGTTCATGGCTAACGTACGCAATGCAATTGCGGCAACTTGCCGTTGTATCACGGTTTGGAAAATAGCCCTTTGAGAAATAACAAAATCGGTTAAATCGCATCCAATTGTAATTTCGCAATTCAACCCGTAATTCTGTGTTCTCGTGTATAAGGTTTGCGCAATGTCCCATAATTCCGGATATTCTGCGAACGTTTCTGGCGCATGGTACATAAACGGCGTTACTTGTAAATACTTTGTCAATTCGCGCCAAACCTCAACGGAACCAATGTTGCACGTTCCGCACGGCTCCCGGCTCCAATCCTTTGATACGTTAATTGCTTCCATTCCGGCGGGTAATTCGTCTTGATTGTAGCAAAGGAACCACGACCCCCCGGCGTTGTTCTTGTCGCTTATATACGGCAAATAACAATCAGTCAACGGGAACCATTGAAAACCGCCATTTGTTACGGTAAAATTCAAATCATACGTCTTTATTGGGTCTATCTGCGACGAATGAAACAAATACATTCTAACAACCCCGGTTCCCCCGGTCATTTGCAAACCTATCTTTTCAATTTTCGCCGTCACTCCCATTGCACGAACCGGAACAATTTCAAATCCTACCAACTTATGATTGTTTTGTAACGTCGCCCGTATGCGTCCGGCACCATCAAAGAACGTTTTTCGCTCCAACAAATTACGTGTTTCTTTGTCTAACTGCTTAATCTGTGTAAACGTCTGTATTGCGGTCGCAATTCCGTTTCGGGTCATTCTCTCCAAAAAGTCCGTCAACATATTATACGGTTTCCAATATGGGTTTCCGTAATCCTCCCGGCTGTAATCATTATTAAAATCGCTTGCCGTTGGTTCCTCTCCGGTGTTGTCAATTTTAGCAATCCAAACAATACCGTTATGGCTTACTTTCTGCCCGGCTTTGTACGGCAATACCATATTCCATTCCGGGTATTGCAGCCCCCAATCATCCGGCATAATACTCTTCATATTATCCAACGTCAAAAGCGGGTGCGCACCTTGAAAATACAACCCGCTTTCAGTCTGCGTTAAATCCGTGTCAATTGCTTTTGCCGGGTCAAAGGATTGTTCCCAACCCACGACGTGCAATAATGCGTCTTGTATTTCTTTTATTCGATACATAGTTATTATTTTTAATAAACAAAAAAGGGACGGGGGATTTTCCCCGCCCCCTTGTTGTTAATACTGAAACCGTAATTAAACGGTCTGTGTGAAAATCGGCGTTTCTTCCGAATTGGTAACAAATATGGGCATACCCAAAGGTACATTTTCCGCACGTGCCGCAATCTGCGCTTTGATAATCGGATTTGCAACCGTTGCCGGGTCGCTGTTGTATGCTATTACAAAGGCAACATCAGCACTAAATCCGAAATACTCTTTCACGTTGCATGTCATATCGGCACTTGCTGCGCCTGCCACTTGCGACTGGTCGCCTACTGCGGTGTAATAATGCGAGCCTACGGGCAAATCAATGTACGGCAAACGTACAACATCCCATTCGTGGAAATTCGCACGTGTGCGGTTCAACGCCTCACGGTCAACACGGGTTAAAACGCCAACGTTGCCATCCTCTACGGCAAAGAATGTACCGTTTTTGCCAACCTCGTTGACAACGTTATTTGTATAATGGAACACTTTATTTTCGTATTCCATACGCTTGTTTACATCATTGTAAATACCGTGCTGTGCCAACTTCTTAATAAGACTGTCAATTCCGGCATTACCCACAACGTGAACCAAACCCGGATAGCAATTTGCACGCATAATAGGGTTAATATCACCCATAATTTCGGTTGCCATCTGTGTTGGAACCTCAATAACATTTGCGGCAAAATTATAATTCAACTTGTCTTTCAGAACTTGGGTTTTCCCGGCTTCCAATGATGCAACCGCTGCTTGGTCTAATGCATTTGCAAACGCTCTGCAAACCTTTTCCATTTTACGGTTGAAGTCGTGCTCATACGAAATTTCGTTATTCATATACAATGTCGGTACCATTGTAAAACCAACGGAATATGTCGCCCAAACCACTGTATAAAGGGCAGACGTATTTTCATCATCCGGAATGACACATGTACGAACGTTGCCAACTGTAACATCACCATCGTAATTGATAACCGGAACTTGTACCGTATTGCCGATTGAGGCAAATGCACGTTCACGCAATTTCGGGGACAAAATGGAATTTCCGGCGTTGGTCTGCTCAATAAAAAAATCCAATGCGCCATACTCACACGGGCGGGTCATATTACGGTCTAACTCCGGGTTTTCTACTCGCCAATTCTGTAATCTTGTTGCAATTAAACTCATAGTTTTTTTATTTTAATTTGTTATTAAATGCGGGTTTACCCATTACCCGGTTATCTCTCCGGCAATTTGTTAATACTATTTTCCTGCCAAACCTTTCTCATAGCTTCGTCAAAATCTTTGGAACCCACCGTTTTGCCCTGCGCCATAAGATTTTTTGTAATAATTTCGTATGCCTCTGATTGCGTTTTAGCTCCGCTTACATCCAATGTGATTCCGCCGCCTCCGGCACCGCCCGTGGGCGGGATTGTGCCGCCTCCGGGCTGTTGTCTTTGCTGCTCCAATACTCCCATTGCTTCCAACTCTTTTGTCAGCAATTCGGCGGGCGTGAATGGGTTCAACTGATTGTTTGGGTTACGCATAATTGCGCCGCTTGCATCTTTGAACGCCAAAACCTTTCCACCGTTTCCGTTGTCTATATATTCCGGGTTCATGCCTTTGATTTTCTCGGTTGCCTGCGCCAAAATTACCTTTGTCACGCTTTCCGGGAATCCGGCTTTGAATTTAAGCCCGGCGGCGGCTGTCTGCAATGCGTTGTCAATCTTTACTCCGAACAACTCTTTTTCGTGGTTTGCCTTTTCTGCCTCATATTGGGTTTTCAATTCGGTAAACTGCGTTGTTACGTTCTGCAAATCTGCCTTTGCCTGCTTCAATGCTTTCACGGTTTCCGCATCTGCCGCACCGTCGGCAATAGCCTTTTCCAAACGGGCTTTTTCTTTGGTCAATGAATCAATCTGCGATTGCAACCCGGTTGCGCCATCCGCTTTTGTTTTCATTTCCCCCATTACACGTTTTGCGTAATCATACGTTTTTTCGGTGCCGTTTTTGGCTATTCCGGAAACCTCCAAAATATCGGCATCCAAAACCCCGTAAATTTCGCCCGTTTTCTTGGCAATAACGCTGTTTTCGTCATTCTGCGATAATGTTGTTATCGCTGTAATCTGTTCGTCAGACAATCCCGACAAAGCCGCATTTGCAACTAAAACTTCTCTCGTTAACATAATATTCTTACCCTTTGAATTAATTAAGTGCGATTGCTGCTACTGTTCCGCTGTTTGCGTTAATAATATCAATTGTGTATTTGGGGGAATCCCCGGTTGTGTCAACCAACCAACTAACAACACGTGCATGGCTGATTTTGTTTTCAACTTCTTTTGTCACCAACACAACGTCGGCAATTGTGCCGCCCTCAATACATTCAATCAACTTTTTCTTTGTTTCTCCGTCCAATGCTGCGGCGGTTGTAGTTACTTCAATAATCAAATTGTCTTGCTGTGCAATCTGTGCCATATTCGTAATTTTTAATGGTTAAACATTTTCGTTGTTTTCCGGGCTATCGCCTGCCGCTTCCTCTGCTTCTGCTGTTTTTTCGGCTTTTGGTTTTCGTCCGGCTTTCTTTGGTTCTGCTGGGATAACTCCGGTTGCTGTCAGTTCTGCAATAATTTCGTCTTTCATCTTCTCACGTTCTGCCGCCTTTGCTGCTGTTGCCGCCTTTGCTGCTGCTTCTGCCTTTGCTCGTTTGTTGGCTTCAATCTTTTCTTTGTTCGCTGCCTCCCAAACGTTCGGGTCGTGCATAATGTCAACTTTATAACCCATTTTCCGCAAATTGTGCAATCCGAATGTTTCAAAGAACTTTTTGCCGAAAGCCTGCATACGTGGTCGTGAAATTCTTTCGCCCGTTTCTTGGTTAAACTTCACTACCTCAATGCGGCAATGATAAAAATTTTCCTCGCCTTTTGGCACAATGAAATTTTCCGGGGTAACGTCTAACAATCCAACGTCTTTTGTTTTACCCTCTGTTTCTGTTTTCACTCGCATAGTCATAAAATTTATTTGTTATTACTTTTATTTTCTCGGAAAATGGTATTTGAGTTCCAAATTCCAATATATTTGTATTTTCACGTTCAAACCTCCGTACAAAATTAGCGAAATTTAATTTAATGCGCAATTCATCCTCCGAAATTAGCTGTTTTTCATACAATTCCATTACTTCCGGACGTGTCAAATGTCGATACGGCTCCAATTCTGCCAACACTAACATACGTTGCATTTGTGTTGGGTCGTGCCTGTATTCCGTTTCGATAATCTGATTTTGTAGCGCATCCAACTCCCCCTCGCTTGCTCCACTTTCTTTGGCAACCTTGTAACGTTCTCTCAATTCGGTTGCATCAGACAAATAAAACTCGGTGCCATAATTGATTTTTGCAGAAACAAACATTGTTCCATAACGCAAACGGCAAACGGTTTCGTCAACGAACTTTTGCGCCGCCTCAAAGCCTTTTTTAACCCGGTTTAATACCGTGCTTTGGCTTTCAAAATTGGCTTTAATTTGCTGTTCATTCAATGCGTCACGGGTCGTTATTTCTTCGTTTGTTCCAACAACCGCCGTAATTATATTTGTTCGCAATCTCTCTTCCTCGCTAACATTGTAATCCAAACTATTACGGTCAACTGTCAATATCTGCACCGGGTTTCGCAAATCCGGCTGTTTATCTCCGTCCGGAATTGGAATTTCAACGTAAGAACCCGCACCAACAATGCGTTTATCGCCACACTTCGGGCAACGCATCAATAACCCTGCTTGGTCTAATTTATAATATCCTTGTTTATCTTTCAAAAATCCGCCGTCGCAATAATCGCCGTTTTCGCTGTTCGTAAAATCGCAACTTTGTTCATATCCGGAATAAATCGGGTACGACCCGTACATATCCAAATTTTTCTTTGATAAATGATAAAATAGGAACCAATCTAAACTTTCCAACTCGGTTGTTAACGGGGACGCCTTAACGTCCGGTTCTCTCAAACTCAATGGTTCGTCCCAAAAAAAACGGGCTGGGCAATATCCCAAATCGTGCGGGCTGTCAATCAGCAATTCGCCAATATTGCCTTTTTCCTCGGTAAATACCCGGTATCGTTCATCGTCAATTACTGCAATACGGTTGTCATCCTGCCGGAATATTATCCAACGCATAACGCCCGTCGTTTTGTCTGCCTTGTATGAAATGACGTGCTCAATTGGCAACCAATAAAAGTAAGGTTGCGGATAATTATCGCCGGGCAATTGTTCCTTTGGCAAATCAACAATTAATATGCTGTTAATTTCGGTTTTGAAATATTCCCATCCCTTTGTGCTCCAAATTTCGGGTTCTTTCAATACGTTTTGTCTGTAATACTCCCAATCGTCCCTTTGTTCGCTGTTCATGAATTGATAATTGAACGCCGGGTTACGACCGTCAAAAATGCGGCTCAACTTATCAAAACAAACGCCCGTTACCTCGTTTGTCTTGACGGGGTAACGGAACAATGTTTTGAATACTTTGAATTTGTCTGCGGGTATAAGGTTTGAAACATAAGCCAAAAAATCGGTCACGGGTTGCGTAATGTATGGCGTCAACGCCTTTTCCGCATGAAATCGTATGCGGTTTTGGTGGTAAATCGCCCTACTTATCGCCGCTTTGTTCCGTGGCTCCGTTATCCGCCTTTTTATTTCTCTTATATCTAATCCCATTTTCTTTGCTAAATTCAAATTTTGAGTTTTTCGGTAATCGCCATCCGCCGTTATTTTGCATTTTCAACAATCTTTCGGCGTGGGCAATTTCAAATTCACGTGTTGTTTTTAAAGTTGTACACTCCAACAACACCGTTGTTGTTTTAGCCTGCGGCATTCTTCAAATCAGTTAATGGGTTGAAATCTTCCGGTGCTAAAATTACCAAATCATCAGACCAATTTGGCAAGAACGACCACTGAATTGCATTGCTGTCCGGTGCCTCAAAGCCTCCCAATGTCTTATCACCGATAAACAAAGAACGAATTGGTATCGGATAATGCGTTGTTGCTACTGTCTGGTCTTGCAATGCTCCGATTGAACCGTTTTCGTCAAACAGATATATGCCCAAATTCTGCGAATCACTTTCGCACTGCAATTCTTTCAATGCCTTAATCAATGATTGCGGCATTTTTCGCATAACTCCGGTAAACGGTGTTGGTTCACGTCCTATAATTTCCTCAATACCTCCCAACGTTTCGTTACCGCCGCCAAATGTACGGGGTGCGCCCGCCTCTGCCGCCGGTGCTTGGATATACGGGGAAACAACAACCTTTGTGTCGTCATCTGCCGATAACAACGGCGTCCACGACGCTTTTTTTCCAATAGCTGCATCCGTGGTAAATGAATTGCGCTCGCCCGTACTTTTATAAAGACGTTGGAACGCTACTTTCTGAATCTGTCCGAAACTTTCGGCGCACGTAAAATTTGGAATGTTTGGCAACGCTGCTGCTGCCGGGCATTTACAAATAGCCATAATCTTTAATTTTTTAACGTTAAAATTTATACTAACAATATGAAAACTAACCCTTTGTTCCCTTACTTTGCAAAGTTATAATATTTTTCGTCACTTTCTTGCATATATGAAATATTTTTTTAATTACGCCTTTTAATACCCCTTGTCGCTTGGCTGTATGGTCTTGTATCGCCGTCCGCCAATTCCTTTTCATATATTCCGGTCAAACCGTCCTCCGGGTCGTCATGGGCATTTGCCGGGAAATCACGCAAAAACCCGGTCAAATGTTCGTGTATTTTTGGAAAACGTTGTTCCCATCCAATCGGCATTATTATTTGTGCATTTACCATCGCTGAATTTGTTATAATACGGCTTTCCTTGTTTGCCCCTTGATAAAATGGTTCGGAAATCGCTTTTATCTTTTTACGTATCAACTTTTCAAACCCGGCACCTCCGTTGTTACTTTCAATCCATGCTTTTTGCGTTCCACAACGGTTTATCATTTCCGGGACGGTAACGGCTGTTACTTCTGTATTTTCCTGTGTAAATACCATGTCGGTAATTAGCGCGTATAAAATCGGTTCAAACCGTTTCTTTTGTTCGTTCCATGCCTCATTACCGGATTTGTAAACGTCATAACACGCCGAAAATGTAAAGTCGTCGCCCTCGTCGGCAACGTCTGTATAATTTCCGCTACGTATATACATCCCCCATTCGGATTTGTCAACGTATGTTCGGAATGGGTTCCGGTACAATCTGCCCTCTGCGCTTCCGGGGTTCCCTTGATACAAGCATTGAAATTGTACGGGGTCTAATGTTCGTTGACCCTCCAATTTTTCCCGGCTGTGTCTTTTGTGCCATAAAGCCGCACCGGGTTCCCGTGGGTCAATCTCTGTTGGTTCCCCGGTCTTTAATCCCTCAAAGTTTATGCGAACCCATGCACCCGCCGGGATATTCTTTACATCGTCCCAATTTTTTATGTCAATAACCGTTTCGCCGCTTTTCTCAATACGTCCAATCAAATCATCATCATGCCAACGGGTAAATACAATCAATTCTTGGGAATCGTTATGCAAACGGGTACGTACAACGGTCGTGTACCATTTCCACGCCGCATTGCGTACAATTGGGCTGTTTCCTTCTGCATAATCTTTGTAAACATCATCCAATATTGATACGTCAACCGTTTTTGACGTCAACGAACCGCCACGACCGACAACACGCAATGAACCCTTATGCCCAACCATTTCGATAACATCAGAATTGCGTAAATACGTGTTTGCCATCGTAACGACGTTTGAACCGTTCAAATACGTTTGCGGGAACAAATCACGGTAATTTGGCGTGTCAATTATTCGTTGCACGTCACGGTTAAAATCACGTGCGATTGTTGCCGCATACGAACCGATACAAATTTTTGTGTCCGGGTTCAACCCCAACATAAATGCGGGTAAATTTCGGCTCGACCCCTCCGATTTTCCATGTTGCGGCGGCATTTGAACAATCATTTTACGTATCAATCCATGCGCAAACATATCCAACAACGTATAATATACAACGTGAAACGGTTCTAAAACCAAATCCGGTTTAAGGTACCGAGAAAAATTTATCAGACGTCGACGGGCTGCGCATTTTACTATTTCGCCCGGATTATCTTTAATTGCGGCGTACATTTTCAACAATTGCTCATTATTCATTGCCTTTCTCCTTTCTCTTTACGAAATATTTGCACGCTTTACGACCTCGAATAATAAAATACTTTTCATGCGGGCACGTCAAACAAATTGGTTTACCGTTACAATCTAAATGCTGATGTAAATGCGTAACCCATTTTGATAACTCGCAATTGTCGCATATTTCTTTTTTGTATTCCGGTTCCTTTGCCGGATTTGCCGTTTTCTTACGTGTTGCCATCTGTTAACCCTCTTTCCTTTTGTATTCTTTCATACTCTCCTGCTTGTAATTTGTCGGCAATATCAAACAGAATATCTTCCGGCAAATCCTCAAAACAATATTCGTGCGTTTGCTCTTTCTTTTCCTTTCTTTCCTGCGTTTCGACCTTTTGTTTGTTTACCCATTTTTCCGGCGCAACATTTGTCAAAGCAAAAATCAACGCTCCGGTATCCGGCTGAATGTGCTTAACCTTTGATTTTTGGCTTTTAATTTTCGGGTTCCCGTCTTCATCGCTTACATACTCCGTTTCTGTTTCTGTTACCTCATACCCCATTGCACGTTTCCACAATGTAGCCTCTAACTTTCCAGTTATCGTCGCTTGAAACTCGTCCTTTGCTTTTTTAATACATTCCGAAAATTCCGCCTTCGCCTTTATCCAATCATGAAATGTACTATCTCCAATGCCGACTTTTTTACACGCTAACTTCTGACTATCTCCGTCCCTAATATACGCACATATAGCTTCAACGGTTTGTTTATTATATTTTGCCATATTTTTAAAGTTTTATTTTTGGTATTAATATTTTTTATTTTGGTTTATTATTGTATATTTGCACCAAACTTATAAACACATACATTATGAAAACAAACAAATGGATTGATTTCCTTATTGCTTTTGCTGATAAGCTACATGAACATGATTACAACGGCGCAATAGACATGACTACAGATGAGTGTTTCTTTGATACACTGACCGAAAACCAATCAGAATGGCTTGAGAATGCTATTACAACCATTCGTGAGAAACACAACATCTAAAGCGGGGTTTTACCCCCCGCTTATTTTTTTAGCTTTCTTCCCCGTAAACTGCTCCCACCTTGCAAGTATAACATTGCAATAGTGCGGGTCTAATTCCATCATGTAACATTTACGGTTTACCTGCTCGCAAGCAATAATGCTTGTACCGCTTCCACCAAATGAATCCAATACTATATCTCCCTTATGACTGCTGTTTTGTATCTGATAAGCAAACAACTCTACTGGTTTCATTGTAGGATGCTCTGCATTTCGGTTTGGCTTGTTAAACTCCAACACGGTTGTTTGCTTTCTGTCCGAATACCAATGATGGCTCGCTCCGGCTTTCCATCCGTACAAACAAGGCTCGTGCTTCCATTGGTAATCTTGACGACCCATGACCATAGTATTCTTGTTCCAAATCAAACACTGCTTCATGAGCCAACCGCAATGCTTGACAGCATATCTGAAATTGTAGCCCTCGCTGTCTGCGTGCCAAATATAGAAAGACGCACCTTCTTTCATTACTGAATCCGCAGCCATAAAAGCATTTACTAAAAATTCCCGGAAGCTGTCATCATTCATTTCGTCATTCTGAATAGTCAACGCATCCTTTGTCTTACCTTCGTATGCTACATTATAAGGTGGGTCTGTTATATACAAATCTACTTTCTCTCCGGCAAGCAGTTCTTGTATCATGGCTGTTTTTGTACTATCTCCACACATCAAGCGGTAGTCGCCAAGCTGCCATATATCTCCCTGATGACATCTTTGCTTTGCTTTTACCTTGCTGATATCATCTTCTTGAATATCCCTTTTTGGTGGTTCGTTAAACCATCCTTTCGGGGTTTCAATGTTCCATGCCCGTATTTCGTCTTTATTCCAATCCTTTGCAATTTTTGCCCAATCAGTTTGTCCGGTGCTTTCATTATATAACAAAGCCATACGGCGCAACTTCTCAACCGGAGTATTTTCCGGTAAAGCAATAATTGGCACCTCCTTACGTTTCAATGCCCTTTGTGCTTCTAAACGTCTATTTCCACCAATAACGACGTAACGACCGTTATACGGAAAACATAACGCCGCACGTGCAATTGTCATTTCCGGCAGTTCCTCAATACTCTTTTCCAAATTACGTTGCTTTGCATCCTCTCTCGTTCTCGGATTTTCCGGAACTCCGGGTATTTGTCCCTCGTTGTACTCTAATAATTCTATTGGCACAAACTGAATCTGTATTTCATTGTTATTTTTCATAAATTTCCTTTCTACGAGGTTTTTATTTCTCGATTGATACTTTTATTGTCTTTTGTATTTTTGCCGCCCTACAGGGCTAATTTTGGCTTTCTTTCATTCCGGTACCTAAACGGCAAAGCCCCGGTTATAATTCCGGGGCATTTTTATGCCTTTTCTGTTGGTAAATCTACGGTTAACAATACTGGTTGCAATGGTTGGTTAAACGTCAGCATTGACAAATGTATTGTTCCGGTTTCTTTTACTCTCTCCAATTCTTCCGAGGACAACTGCCATTTGGTAATTACAAGCCCCTGCGGGTCGTTTTGTACTTTCATTGCGGGCAACGGAATGCATTCCGGTTGGTCTTTCGCAAATACGACGTTCACGCCGGGAAATTCAACGGGTTTCATTTTCCGTCCTCCTTTCTTGGTTTTCTTCTGAATCTCATTTTTTTATTTATAAAGTTATTGTATTATTTCCTAACTCTAAAATCCAACCTTTGCCGAATCTTAATTTAGCAATTTCAACCGCTTGTTCTAATGCTTCCTTTTTTGTATAAAATGCGTTTGTATTATCTCCGGGTTTATAATGTTCCCATCTTATTGGGTCATCATCAATTTCTTTTTGCGTCAATTTTCGCAGAACTTCAATTTTATATACTTCGTCGTATTTGCCTATGTTCTTTTGGCAAATCTGCACATATTCATCGCATATATACCCGCCGTGAATTATCGTCCTATCTCCTTCTACTTCTGAAATAGTTATCCCATCGGCTTCTATTGCTGCATAATAATGAATGGCACCCGCCGCAATTCCCCTGTATGACGAAATTTCTATCCTAACTTTTCTTGGATTGTTTGTACTTACAATATAATTTGGTTTTGTTTTCAAAACTAAATCCAAACCATAATCAACCGGAATTACATCGGGTAAATTTCCGTAATCCAAAGACAAAGCAACTGCATCTTTTATTGTTAATTCCATACGCTTAAACTTCTACATGTTCAACTTGTGGTAACTTCTTGATATGTTCCAACATCGCCGTTTTGCTTCCTCGGTTTCGTCGGTTCTATTTATTATTAATTTCAATGCCTCTAATAGATAATCACTATTACAACATGCGTTCTCTAAATCTTTTAATTGGTAGAATGGTTCTGTAATTTCATTTGTCGCCTTAATTGCATCCTTTATAATCTTTTGCGCTCTTTTATATCTTCTCTTTTCATCTTGCCGGAAACACATGTCTAACAATCTTAACTTACCGTCAGCATCAACAACGCATGTATTTGCCATGTCTGCCAATAAATATGCCATATTGGTAAGATGTAACGCTTTTCTTTTTATGTTCTTTACATAATCCATTGTCATAACGTTTTATCAAATCTATCATAAAAGTGCTGATATTCTCCGATAATCTCCGGTTTTGTATAATTGCAAACCGGGCTTTCCGGTTCATTGTGCGGGTGTTTACGCATGAACTCCGGGTTTTTCTCCCTACCCGCAATCTTATTGTAAGCCATTTCCAACAATTCCTTTTGGCTGTAACCAAACAATGCTGCTATATGGAATAACACGGCGTTAACGTCTGCCAATTCGTCTATTATTTCCGTCTTGTCGTCCGGCATTATTCCGTTTACCAACATATCATCAGCAGCAACAAATAATTCGTGGTATTCCTCCGTTAACTTTGAAAATCTGCGTTGCATATTCTTTCCGAAAAGACTATTCATTTTGTCAAATAATCTTTTTTCGTCAAAACTCAAAACGGGTGTATTTTCGTCCTTTTCCTCAAAATTCGCAATAAATGTTTTGTAGTCCATTTTTCCAAACGTTCCGCCGGGAAATCTTACGACAACCCAATTTTCCGGAACATCAAACAAAACGCCATGTTCATTTGGGAATGAATATATTGCGACGCCTCCCGGTTTTCTTGGAATCGTCATTGTTCCGCCTCCGGTAAATTCGTTTAATCTCTCCCAATTTTCACGTGTCACTGGGACGGCACGAACTTCTAACAATCTACGAAAATACAAATATCCAGCGTTCTCGTTTGGCATATTTTCCGCACCTTTTTCGTACTCAGCTAAGAATGTTGCACCACGCAAAAATATTTGTTCCCGTATATGTTCAACGGCTCGCACTCTCATTCCATAACGACCAATAACTGCATCAATTGCAGCTTGTACAATATATTCGTCTTTGTCGTCAACAAACATTTTCATTTCAAACAATTCTGCCTTTTCTGTAATTTCCGGTTCATGCCCGGTAACACTCTTTATCATCAGAATTGTTTCCGCATCAAACGGGGTTAATCTGCTTTCTCCCATACCAAATTAATAAACGGTTAATAATAAAACAATCAGTCCTCCGGAAATTGTGGCGTACAAATCTTTTTTATCAAATACGCCTCCGTGTTTTTTGTTGTAAACCTCACGCAATACCCCGGTTAAAATTACTGCTATCAATGCGATAATACGTGCAATCATTCCCGGAATCCCGATAAATGAAACCAAACGCAAAACCAACATTACAACAATCATTCCCGCTATAATATGCAATAATTTATCGTGCGGGATTGATACTATTAATTGAAATATCTTTTTCATCGCTCTTTTCTTTTATGTCATACAATTTTCTGAAATATATTACTTTGTTATCGCTCCGGCTTGTTCTGTGGCATTTAATCCCAACCGCCGGGCAATCGTCTTTATGGATAACGCAACAACCGCATCTATATAAACACATACCAAAGTTTTTTGCATACTTTTCAACAATTCTTTTTGACGGGTTAACCCATCTTTCGGCAACTACAACCGAACCACGATAAACTGCACGTTCGCCGGGGTTGTATTGCTTTTCCGGGTCAAACGGTTGTGGTTTCTTGGCTCTCATTATCAAAAGGGATTTTCACGTTGTCAAATAGTGTTTTCAGATTTTCGACTGTTCCTGCAACTGATATTCTTGCATTGCCTCCACCGACCAACCCTAAATCTATAATACGACAATCGTAATTACCCGCTTCTGTCTGTAACTTTGCCGCCTCATTATACGGCAATATTTTTGTAACGTCTTTCATCGTTCACATTTTAATGTACTACCGTACAAAGTTAATATTTTCTTTTGGTTATCCATATAAAACGCACACCAAAAGCGTAACATAAAAAAATCATTTCTAAATCAACGTATCTGTCATAACCTTTTACTGCATCCAACGCCAACGTTGGCAACAGCACGAAATGTTTGTATTTCCATGCTGTACGCATACATAGGAAAATTCCTATTCTTCCAAATTTCAATCCGATACTTTTCATTTCTCAATTTGTTTTTGAATTTTTTCCCAACTCTTTTTGTCAATTACCATTTTCCGGGGGTATTGTATTATCTCGCCCTTGGTATATACCAAATTGTAAATACCTAATTGCCCTTTAATTGGCATTTCAACAACACGTCTTGGGTTACGCATCATCCATCCGTAACCCTTTGTTATTTTAACCCTCTTTTCCTTTGGAATCCGGGTGTTTTCCCAATCCTCCGGCGTAAACTCTTTTATCGGCTTCACGTCGTACAACTCAACCAATCCCAAAGTGACGCCGCTTTCCATTCCCGGATAAACCGGGGATGCTGCGGAACATATCAGCACGTCGCCACGGTATGACGTGTTTTTGCTCCGAACTTCAATTGTCTTTTCCCCGTAAACAATACCGTTCTCGTCCTTGTACGCCTCCGTTACCAAATCATTTGCGTATGGCTGTTTTACGGTCAACGCACGCCAACGGTCGTGCTTTTCCGGGTTGTAATCCTTATTGCTGTACTGCATATCATTTCGCTTTTTTGTTATTCCCGGCGGGCTGGTCATATACTGCAAAACCAATCGGTCGTCTTGGCTACGGTTCCGGTTGTTTCGGCGGGATAAACTCACAAACCGCAATAACCTTATTTCCTTTTGTCCGGGTGCCAATCAGACGGGAACCCGCTGGGATTTTTATTTCAATCTCAAATCTCATTTTCAAAATGGCAAATCATCATCCGGATTTGGCGTTGGTGGCGTTGGTGCTGCTCCATGCTGTCCTCCGTTCTGTCCGTCTTTCTTTGGCGTCAACATTTCCATATCATACCCGTAAACCTCGGTAATAAAATGTTTAACGCCGTTGTTGTCCTCATAACTGCGGGTTCTCAATTCCCCCTCAATGTATAATTTATCGCCCTTTTTAACGTACTGCCCGGCAATCTTTGCCAAACCATTTGACAATACAATGTTGTGCCACTCTGTACGTTCCGGAATCTCTCTGCCGTCTTTTGTCGTGAATCCTCTTTTGGTTGTTGCCAACGGAAATTGTGCGACAACTCCGCCATTATCAAACGTTTTAACATCGGGGTCTTTTCCGGTATGCCCCATTAAAATAACCTTGTTTACACTCATACAAAGAACGTTTTAATTATCCAAACAATGATACTATACAACGCCCACATATAAGACGCAACCGTTAACGTCACGAACGTGTATAACGCAATTTTATATCCGGTTTCTGATTTTATTTTCATGTCACTTGAATTTTACGCAATCCAACAAATATTGTTTCTTATTGTCCGACCATCCGGCGGCATGGTTTATCGCTTTTCGGTCATCGTCGTGTACGAACTCACAAACCCAACCGCCGACGCTTGATTTTTGAACCAATCGAACCAATTTACCAACAATGAAAGAACGCAATTTGTAATAACTTGAATTTTCGCCAACAAACAAAACCCGTCTTTCTGCATTTATTTCGGGTGAATTTTCGATTTGCGGGCGTTTCTCCCTTTCCGGGTATGTTTGTACCCGTCTGAAATCATTTTTGATTGAACGGCGTGAAATTGCCCCATAATCGGGTGCCCTTTGTTTTGTTCTCATAATTTCAAATCTTGATATTCTTTTTTTAATAATTCGATAATCCGTACATTTCCGGGATAAATACGCATATTGCGACGGTCGCCATTCTCCCAACGATTGTGCATTTCAAAGCACAAAATATTAATATTTCGGGGGTCGTGTGCCATTTCCGGATATGCACCACGTGTTAATATATGCGAGCAATACACGGCAGAATAATTATGTAACGGGCGCAACGTTTCCTCGCATCTGTGCGGCTTATGCTCCCAAACCCACCGAAAAAACCGTTGGTTGGCAACGGGAATGTCGCCACGTCCTAAAACGCAATGCCCGAACAATTCCCGTTGTAACTCAACACGCAACCGTATATCTAACCGAAAATTACGAATATCCAATAACGGCTCGTAACCACGTGCAACGCAATATTCATATTCGCAACGCTCAGTCAACAATATTGGCTCCATTACATATTGTATGTATCGCCCGCCGGGTCTGCCATTTCCGGGAACATATCATTTTCGTTGTCTGCATCATTTACGTAAACTAACGGGTTGGGTTCCCCATCAGCCCCGAACAAATCCGTTTGCGCCTTTTTGCCCTCAAACAGAAATTCGTAAACCTCGTTTTCAATATCGCAAACAATGTTTTCCAATTCTTCCTCAAAACCAAACGTTACAACGTTGTATTTCATTCGTGGGGTGTTGATTGCTGTTTTCTGATTGTTTGATACGGTAAACAATCCGGTTAAAACAACGCCTACGTTATCATCTTGCCCGGACAAAGAAACGCCCCTAACCTCTATATTGCCCAAACATTCCTCCGCAAATGCGGCTGCAATTTCTGTTTGTTTCTTGGTCGCTTTGAAATCCGGGGTTGCAATCATGGTTTTGAACGACGTAATATTAAACACACGTCCCATAATCGGGCAAAGGTCTTTGAACAATTTTCGCAAATCCGGGTGTATGTCCTTTGCGCTCAATACGTGATACTTGTTTGTGTAACTCTCGTTTCCGACAACTTCCGTTACCTCATAATGTACGTCTAATCCGCCATCTTTCAACAATTTCACTTTTGAAAGTGAAAACTTTTCTTTCGTCGGAATTGGCATAACGGTTTGTTTCTTTTCGCTCATAATTTTTAATCTTTATTGTTTCCCGGTTCCTCCGGGTTGGTTTCTTCTTGGAAATACTCGCACGGTTCATCATCAGCGCAACGACCGGATAAACAACATACCGGATAATCCACGCAATCAATGCACATTTTTTTTTCGTTCATAATTTAAAAGTCTGTTTCATTTAACAATTTTGCAACATTGTTTTCCAACTCTGCATCCGGTGCCAATCTCGGTTTCGGGTCGTGAACTAAAACTTCCCTTTTTACCTTTTTGGTTTTTCGGGGTTCCGGTTCCGGGTTAAACTTCAATTGTTCTGCCGGATATTCTTTTGGTTTTAGTTCAATAATGCCATTTTCAACCAATACCGGAATACATCTTTTGCACGCTCTTACGTCCTCCAACGCATCATGTGCCGGGAATGTTTCTCCGGGGAAACACTTGTTGTAAAGTTCCTCCAATTTCGGATATTTGCCCGGACGTCCGTTTGCATACAATGCGCCAACAAATTTAATTGTTTTCATCATCGTATCAATTCGTTTGCCCTTAAACAATGCATCCTCCGCTTTTGCGTCGTAATATTCACGACCCATAATGCGCAATATCATTGCTTTTACAATTGACGTATCAAAGTAAATGTTATGTCCGACCAACAAACGGGCTTTTTCGCAATCCTCCAAAAATTCGTCTATAATATCAGCAAATGCGGCGCCCTCGGCGTTTGCTCTCTCTGCTGTAATTCCGTGTACCTCAATTGAGGCTTCCGGAATTTCCCACCCCTCCGGCTTTATGATATATGAACGTTCCTTTTCGTTTACCGACCATGCCAATTGCACAATATTTGGGAACTCTGCAAAATCAACGTCCCATTTTGCGCCCTTGGCTGGCAATCCGGTTGTTTCGCAATCAAACGTCAAAACATCTTTCAAAATGTCGTTTATCTCATTTCCTTTGCTGTCTTTCAATGTTACTTTTTTCATATTACTTTCTAATTTTATTTTTATTCTTTACTTCTTTTTTGTGTTGGTTATATCCGGCTTTGTACGCCTTCAAAAATATATAATCGCACGCATCAATAATTGTTTCATTTCTCCGGCATAATTCATATATCGGACACTTAACGCAATAGGTGCGTCCGCTTGCCTCTCTTGCTTTCTTTTCTAACGGGCTTAATTCTGAATAATGTCTCATATTAGATGCTTCTTGGGTCGTCTATAAACGTGTTATATTCCTCTGCGGCAATCTGTTTCAAATGCTCAATATGTTCTATTAATTCCGCATTGCTCAACTCTGCAATTGTCCGCAACCGGGTTTCATATTTCCCGGTGTTAATATCCGGCGTCTGCTCATACATAACCGGGGATAATTCACGCAATCGACGTTCTGTTTGTTCCTCTGTCAGACGCTCGCCCGCCTCCCAAATTCCGGTTCTGAAAGTTGGTACAACGTAATTGAAATAATACCCTTTCAAAGCCTCTGACGAACCGGGCGACGCTACAATAAAACGGGCGATTATGCGGCTACCTTTGTGCATTGCAAAGAATTGATTTAATTCCCCCATGTACATTTGTAAACCGCCGTTATTATTAATCATTCCCGTTGCCGTTATCTCTCTTTTCCTCATTATCTTCCTTTCCTTGGTCAACCAATTGTTTTATTGTAATATTAAACGCTTCGCCGCCAACCTGCAATATAAATTGTCGCTCGCTACTTGAATATCCCTGCAACTTCTTATCCATTGCATTTGCATACAATACCGTCATTTGTCCCGGTTCAAAAACTCCCCGTTCCTGCAAACGGTCTATCGGGTGCCGCTTCAATGGTGCGTCCGCCATCATTCCGGCTTTTCTGCGAATGTTTTCCAAATCGGAAATAACCACTTTCAGATTATTATAAAAAGCGGGTGTTTTCAACACGTCTGCAATTGTCATTTCTTTAACTTCCATGTTGTTTTGTTTAAGGGACGCCGGAGAACCGACGCCCCTGTTAATTATTCGCTTTCTGTGTATTCCTCAATAATCAAATCGTCCTGTCCTCTTTTAACTTCCTCAATGAATCCCTGGAACCCGTTTTTCTTTGCAATATCAATAATTGCTTGCAATCTCTTTTCGCCCAAACTTTCGCCCCTCGCAATGCGGAATACTTTCACGGTTGGGTTACTTGCAATAATCAGTTTTGCGGCAACCTCCATTATTTGCGAATCTGAAACCTTTCCGGCGACAAATGGGACGTCATTCAATACCAACCCATCATCACTAAACGAAAGCCCGGAAATTGGCAATTTTGACGTCGCAATTAGCTTTTCACGCTCTGCCGACAACTTGGCAATATCGGAATCCATCTTTTCGGCTTCCGCCTTTTTATCGTCTGCCTGCTTTTTCTTTGCAACATAATCGGCAACCTTTGCAGCCATTTTGTTGTGTTCCTCTGCCTTTCTCAACTGCTCTGCCGTATCTAACTTTTCCGGGTTGTTTTCCTCATACTTAGCCAACCAATTTTCGGCATTTGCTTTGCGTTTTTCAAAATCCGCTTTCTCTGCCTCTATTTGCGAAACTGTTTCTTTGTATGTATTTTCCGCCATTTCCATTGCTTTTTTTGCCGCCTCAATTGCTTTGTCGTATGAATCTTTTGCGGCTTCTAAACGTGCCGGAATTTCTGCCAACTGTTGTGTTCTCTGCGCCAATGCCGAACGTACCGTTTTTGCCTTTTCAATCAATCGTGCGTTCTGCTGTTGCTCTTTCATCATTTCGGTAATATCCTTTGGCTTTGCATAGGTTTTCAAATCCTGCGTTGTCAATCCCTGCCCGGCTGCGTCTGATATGGATTTGTACGTTTTCAAATCCCGGTTCACTCCGGTACGCTCTGTTTTCAACCCGGCAACCTCTATATCAATTTCGGCAATTCTTTTGCGTACATTTTCCGGCAACAACGCCTTGACAACTTCAATTTGTTTGCGGCGTCCCTCGGCGGTTTCCGACCAACGGGAAAATTCCACGGCGTCAAAATCTGTATAACCGAAAATCTTTTGCAACATTGAAACGTTATCGCTTTTCATTCCGGTTGTCTTTGATTTAATGGATAACGTGCCACGTGGGTTTGCTTTCGTGAATTTCAATTCAACCTCGTATTCCTCGCCGTCGTCGCCGACAATCATTTTTGCAAAACCTTTGCTTTCTCCATTCTTCAATACGGCGTCACGATTCCCGGTCAACAAAGCACCAATTGCTTTTAATACGGTTGATTTTCCCAACTCATTATCCCCGGTAATGAAATAAACGTTACCGTCAAAATCTGCGTTAAACTCTTTAATTACTTGGAAATTTACCAATTCTAATTTCTTTACTATCATAATGCTCTCGGTTTATGCCGTGGTTGCCCCCGGCGGGTTAATATTATTTTTTTCTCTTATTCTTTGGTGTATCATGCTTTGCACCTTGTTAAGCGCATCCCGGTTGGCGTCAACCTCCGACCGGGTGCAATCGGCAATAAAATTTTCCAAACGCTTATACAGGTCGTCCAACTCTTTTGCCGTCATTGCATGGCGAACGGCTCCCAATTCATCCGTTACCATATCGTTACGTCTTTATGCGAAATATCCATTTTCCAACACGCTATAAAAACATTATTTATATTTTCATTGGCGTATAATATCGCACAATCTTTGGTTCGTACCAACTGAAAATAAAACGACTGTTTACCGTATGCGTCGATTGGGTAAACGTACTCAATGAAATAAGCCGTTTTTGTCTGTTTTGCTGTTTCTAATGTATCCATACTCTCAGTTTTTATTTTCAGGGAACCCGCCCGGTCGCTGCGTTGAACTTTCAACACTGCAAAGATACGTATATTTTTTTTGATACCAAATATTTTTCTTTTATTTTTCACACAAAATAAAAACCCGTAAATGCTTAATTGCAGTTACGGTTTAGTACATTACCATAATTTTAATTGTTGCGGATTATGCCTAATGTCTATCAAGTACAAATATTGTTGCGCTAAATACAACTCAATATTGTAAACGCAATGCGAAAAATTATTTCCTCCCTTTTCGTCTTTAAAACAAACTGTACCATTATTTACATTTCCAATTAGTACAATATCATATACCCAACCACACAACCTTTTTAATGTTTTTGCATTATAAGATACTTTCCGGATATACTTTACACGTATTTCGTCGCCATCATTTAATATTATTTTCGCATTTGGATAATGAATTATATTATTTCCCATATTCAAAATAATTTCATCTGTTTGTCTGTAAGTTTAGCTACAATTGCATCAACTTCATGTTCCAACCGTTTACACGTCTCCAAAATTTCCGGGCGATGTTGTGCAAAATATCGCCTTTGATTATGTCGCATCTGTCGAACCAACTCGGCGAACTCTTCCAACGTTATTTCTCTCGGATTTTCGATTTGCGGGGCTTTTTCTTCTTCTGTGTACATTTTATCTATTTTATAATTAAAATCGCCCTGCGGGGCTAAAATAAACTCTTACGAATACTATTTGGCAAATTCTCACGAACCCAATCCGGGTTGTTCTGCAAAATGTATCGTCCAAAGTGCATGATTAATGTTGCGTCTGCGTTCCATAATGTCGGTTTCAATTCCGGGTATAATCTCCCGGAAATTTCCTTGTATCGGCGTTTTCGCTCGCTCTTTTCTTCCTTTTTGCGTGCTATTTTTGCCCGCAACTTCAATTCGTTTTGCCACTTCATAGGGTGTACCATTACAAACGGAATATTACAAACTGAAATAATTGCTTTCAATTGTTCATAGTTTGCCATCATTTTTTGTATGCGGTACAATTTACCCATATTTACGCCATCGGCATCCGGCGTTATATCATCCGTGCGCACACTCAATTTTTCCAAAAATACAATTGGCGAACAAATGGTTTTCAGATATTCCAAATAATTACGCAATTCTGTTAAATCCTTTGGCATTTTTATTGCTTTGATATTTTGGTTTGGTCGCCATGTTACAATACCCCCCATTGCGCCGGGGTCAATCCCAATAATGCAATCTATTTTCATATTAATCTTTATAACCACCAATTACTGTTAATGTTGCTATCACTCCAATTATATATGCTATAACTATATATTCCATCGTTAATTATTTAAATAAGTTCTTAAATATAAAATATAACACATTCACAACAATAGAATTTCCTGCCATCTTATATTGCTGTGTTTTACTTATTCCGGAATTTTGAATTTTATTTATATTTTCATCAGAAACATCCATTAAACGAAAACATTCTTTTTCTGTCAGTTTTCTAATACGAAAATATTTATTATTAATAGGTTCATACAATAAATTATCTTTTTGAACTGTTGTTATTGTATTACTTGTTCCGTCTGTTCTTGGTTCTAATATAGTCATATTATGCCTACTCTCTTTAAAATCTCCATTTTCGTATGCTTTACGCATTTTCTTCCCGTATTCGGTTCGTTTAGGGGTTAAAACATTTGGTTCTAATGGTTCAATTATATAATTATCATCTAATCTATCGTTTGGGTGTGTTAGAATTGTTTTTGCTATACAATCCCCATTTGTGGGCTTAAATGTAAATCCATTCCCTTTTTCTCTTTGTATCTGGTTTTTTCTTATAAATGACGACAAACAACGTTGGCTTAAATATTATGCAAATATGGCAAAAACTTTTTCTGTGTTAATGCTTTTACATTTTCCATTAATAGATATTTTGGGCGTTTTAATTCAATAGCCTTTTTACATTCCCATAAAAGCCCGCTTCTTGTTCCGCTTCCCTCTTCCAATCCTTTTTGTTGCCCTGCGCTTGATATGTCAGTACATGGAAAAGAATATGTAAACAAGTCAAAATCGGGAACATTTTCCCATTCTATTTTTTTTATATCGCCAAAATTTCTATCCTTATATTGTGGATAAATTGCATTATGTGCCATTATCGCATATTTATCTATTTCCGACCATCCAACCAATTCATAATCAATTTTCATTCTATCTAATGCCATACATTGACTATCATAACCGCTAAATGCTGTAAATACTTTTAATGTCATATTCAAAACTTCATGTAGTTATCAACTTGCATTTCCTCGGCAATCATCCGGTCAAATGCTTTTTTTATCTCTCGCTTACGGGCAATTTCAAATGCGGTAAATTCAATTTCCGGGCTTTTAATACCTTGGCGGCGAACGGTGTATGCTGTATATTTATTTTCTAAACCATTTGCCACACGCTGCATATATCGGCTAAATGCTTCTTTGCGTTCACTTTCTTTAACTTGTATATCATCAGCCAATCCGCATTTTTTCAACCACTCATATACAAACATATCGTCCGTAATACTTAATATCAATCTTCCCGTATATTTATATTCCAAAAAAATATGCCTATTTCTGTTTTGCCTATATCTTTTTATATCATGGTTTTCCGTGTGCGACACTATATTGAGCATTGGCAATACATTATATGCTTTATATATAACTTCATTTTGCAACGCTTTGTAAGCATTTAATATTTTCGCAAAAAAAGCGAAATTAAATTGCTGATAATGTTTTTTATCGGGGTTTCCTTGGCTATCTCTCGGTAAATAATTATCCAATTCCCCGGTCATTGCCAATTCAAACGCCAACTTTATATCCGCCAACGTAAAATATGAATAATACCGTTTCAGTATATCAACCAATCGGGTTTGAATGTACGCCCAATCGTTTTTATTCTGCGGAATAATATAACCAACGTCCATTGTAATAAACCGGAACATTTGCGCCATCTTGCTTACCAAAACGCTGTCGTCCATTTCTGAAATTTGGGTTTTTGTTGACGCCGCAAATATATACTTTTCAACCGGGTTTAATGCTTTTGCAAGCTCCGGTAATTGTACCATTTTACGGCGAATCTCAATTGCTTTTGTTCCGGGCTTTGGGTTGTATATTTCCAACGCCACATTTTGAACATTTGCTTTTTCCGGTAAATTTCCCATAATCAAAAATCATTATTTAAAAATTTGACTGCCTCCGATACGTTTATTTTAGATTTGCCTTGTTGGTATTCGGGTTTCAAATGTAATTTTCCTTTTTCCTTGTCGCCACGTATAAAATTACGTGTTTGCGCAATCCAATCTTTTTGCATCCTGCCTTTGCTTGCGCTCCAATCGGCGACAGCATTATAATAATATAATATATCAACTTGTTCAAATTCCGGTTTATCAAAGCATTTTTCAAAATCCTCAAACTTTGCAAATCTGCTGTTTACAAACAAGCATTTATGAGGTTCTGTTGTTCCCCTTAATTTTTGCGGTTTTTCAGATTGTTGGCTTTCGTTGAAAAATCCCGGAAATTCATTTTCGGGTTTTATATTATTATTAATATTATTATTATTAATATTATAATCATGTAGTCCGTTTTCGGACTGATTAAAGTCCGTTTCGCCTCTATTCCATGTTTTACATTTTTCCGTAAATCTCAAAAACTTTGTTTTTCCAAATGAACTTAATTCAATAAATCCCCTGTCGGCAAGTTCTTTAATGTTCTTATATACCCTTTTAGGTATTGAAAAAAGCAACGGGAAATCTTCCACCATCTTAACCTCGGAATATTGATACCAAACTTTAGCATCAACAGTTATTGTCTTAGTCCATGTCGGCAATGTCATACACGCTGCAAGCGTTGTTGTTTGAACAATAGTAAGTTCATTTGCAACGGCAAATCTTTGGTCTATCAAAATATTATAAGTCATAATAAAAAAAGATAAAAGCCCCAATTAGAGCCGTTACACATCTAAAGGGGGCTTTGTAGCTAATTAGCAAATGTCTTTCAATCGGTAACGGTCGATTGTTTTACGCCACAAATATAATACTTTATTTTTGTTCCACCAACTTTATTGGCTTAAATGCGTCTTTTATTTTGCGTAAATTTCCCTCGCTCTCGTTCGGAACAATAGAAACAACCGGATAACGTGAACGGTCGCCGGGCTTTTGCGAAACGGCAAATTGTACATTCATATCCCAAACTATACCCTTAACAAATCCCCTTTGCTGCAACATTGCATCAAAGACATTACGTATGTTGGGGATAGTTGACGCCGTACCTTTTGTACTAAATTGCCAAACCCCGCCAACGCCACGAACCAAAGGGATAATGAAAGTTACGGTTAACGTTACAATCCATCCGTCGCCACCATTGCGGAAAGCACGATTTGGATGCTTTCCCGCAACCCCAGCCATCAAATCCGGATAATCCTTTGTGCTATATTGACAATATTGTTTGCCATTCCATACAAAGAACGTTTCCCCGTCGCCGTATGCTATGCGTCGCCCGTCGTCATCCCGGTATTCGTACATTTCATTACAAACCTTTTCCGGGTCATCGTCCGGGAAAACAATCTGTATTGTTTGCGGTTTATCGCCGTATGCTTTCGTAAACAATCCTGCATACTTTCCGGTTGGTATGAAATAATCAACGCTTTTTGGGTATTCTTTGCCGTTTGCCGACTTTTCCTTGTACCCTACTTTGATAAACCCCACACGTGGCAAAACAACACGTTGTATGCCGGGGGTTGGTCTTTTTATGTTTATACGTCCTTTCATAATCAAATATCAATTTCAGTATTCAACAAATCTTTCTTTGTCACGGTTTCCGGCTTTTTAGGCTGTTTTTCTTCGATTTTAGCCGCTTTTTCTTTTTTTGGTGCAATTGTACGTTTTGCGGTTTTCTTTTCCTTGACGGGCTTGTTTTCCGCCGTTTTTGCCGTTTTTCGTGTGGTTCCCTTTACGGTCTTGGTTTTCTTTTCCTCCGGTTCCGGTTGTGGTTCGGGTTCCGGCTGTTGTTCCGGGGCATTTTCTATTTCATACGCTTTCATTCTCAATTTAAACGCTTGCAATTCTTTTCCCTGCAATCTTTCTGCTTCTGAAAATACGTTTATATCCTCCCACGTTTGCAACTCTGAAAAACTTTGATACGCCCCGGTAACTTTTACATAACCGTCAGCACATTTGTAAATATTGGTTGCTATGCTGTACCATCTGTGTTGGTCTAAATTCAAGCCCTTTTCAACCAATTCAACGCCGTTTACTTTTGCAATATCTGTTACTTCCCACAAAGAATATGGGGCAACATCGTTTATTGTAACCTCAAATTCTGAACACGTCATTTGCTTTTTTTGTTCCGGTTCCGGTTTCAAATCATCAACGGTAACGGCTTTTTCCGGTTCCGGATTTTTCTTTTCCGCCGGGGCTTTGCTTTTAACAAGTTCCGCCAACGTCAGCGAAACAATATTGTGTGTCAAATCCGGTTCGTTATCCAATGATATTTCCCCGGAAACCGCCGTAAATGTATTATCCCGTTTTTCGTCCTCAATTGCTGCCAACTCCAAAAGATACGGGATTTTCTTTGCGTTCGGGCTGTCGGTTTGGTCTTTCAAATTGTACGTCGGTTTCTTTCGCCAATCTTTCGGGCTGAAATTGAAAACACGGTCAATCGGAATATCCGGGAAATTTTCGTTCCACATCATTTTGTACAAATGCAATTGTATCTCCGCTTCTTCGTAAAATCCTTTGCGCCCGCTTTTGAAATCCACAATTGCGTTTATATATTCTTTTGAACCGGGTTTTGATAACATCGTACACGGCAAATCAATCATTCCGGCGTAATTGTAAATGGGATGTACCAACGCAATTTCCACGGCTAACGGTTTAACGTCATAATCCAAAACAAATTGCGCAAATGCCAATATATCCTTTTTGAAATCATCAGCGTAATAAATGAAATCAGCGGGCAATTTGTTGTTATCAATATAATCTTTCAATTTGGCTTTCAGTCCGTCCAAATCGTAAACCCGGTTAATTATAAGTTCCTCAAATTGTGCGTGCATAAATGTACCATACGCCGCACGTTCTGATTTGTATCTCTCTGCCTCGTCAATACCTTTTTCCGCAATCCATTTAATCAGAAATTCAGACTTTGGCATTGTCTGCGACAAAATGGTTGTAACCGACGGATAAAATTCCGGAGTCCCGTTGTCGTCAAATTTGTAATAATAGCGGTGTCCTTTGCTGTTTAGCTGCCAAACCTTATACGGCGGTTCAATCAACGCACCATCAAAAAACATTGCTGTCATTTCCTCAACTGTCATTCCCGGAACAATTTCAAATACCCCGGCGGGCTGTTCTATTTCAACCGCTTCTGATTCCGAAAAATTTTCGACGGGAAATTGCCCCATCGCATCAGCCATTTTCTTTACTACATTTGTCACACCACCCATTGCTTTCATTAACTGTTCATTTGGTGTTTGTTTTCCTTTGTTCGCTCTCATATTAATTTATCTTAATTCGTCAAATAATATATAAACCATAACTCCGCACATTGCGGCAGTCAAAAAATGTAAATTATTCCAAAAACCCACGATAAAACACGAAATACCCATAATTCCAAATAACCATGCAAAAAATTTATTTTGCCTTGTTTCTGAAAATAAGGCATCCAACATTTTTTCTAACTTGTCAATAATTTTTTTCATTTTAATCCTCTAATCCAAACAAATAATCAGCGGAACAACCGCACATCTCACAAATTATTACTATCCATTCCGGGACAATCCTTTTGGTTGTCCCGTTGCAAAGATTTGTCATATTTACTTGCTGTGCGCTTTCGCTTGCACCCTCAAATAAACGGGCTGCAATATCCTTTTTCAATACCTTTTTTCCGTTTGCCTCTGAACGGGCGATTGCTTCATTTACTCTCAATTTCATATCTTTATTTTTTTAATGATTAATCTTTATATCCACAATTGTTGCACTGCTTTTCCTCCCAAATCGGTTCATATTCATACGGGGTTAAATATCCATCGCCGCCGCAACATCTATATTCGCCGTCCACAACTTCCATTTCTCCGCCGCACTCCGGACAATCGCCGCAACCCATTAAAACCAACGCCAAAAATGCGTCCAAATGTTTTGATTTTACAACCTTAATTCCGGTTTTTCTGATAATGTTTACAACATCAGAAACCAAAATGTCTTTATCAATGCAATCAAACACGTTGCAACCCCAACTTTCCGGTTCGTCATAAACCATTTCGTTTTTTACTAACTCGCTAACAATTATTTTGCCAATCTCTTTTTCTGTCTTTCCGGCTTCATTCGCCAAAAATGATAATTCATTGCTTTGTCTTACTATCATAATATTTCGCACTATCCCCGTGCGTGGGCTTTAAGTTTATTGCAAATGTACAAATATTTTTTTTAAATACCAAAAATAATTACTTTTATTTTGATTTTATTTTTTGGTTACTTTTTGTTTTTTGATATAAACAATGTATTTTTGCATTACCGCATCAACCAATATCGCTCTCGGTTCTGCGTAAAAAACCCCGGCAACATATATTCCATGTTCCGGGGTTATTTCTTATTTCTTACTTTTGTAATACAACCATCTGTAAATTTCGCCATAATATCCGGTTTCCAATACTGCTTTTCGTATGGTCATTGCGTCGTACTCGCCAAATGTTACGTACTCATATATTGACGGGTTTTCATGCAACGCAAATTCAAATGTTATGTCAATATATGTGTCACCAACCTTGTTAAACGCATGGTCAATTGGTATTGGGACGTTTGTTTTTCCCTCACAATAAAGAATCCTTTCCGGGAACGCCTCGCAAAGTAAATGGGCGTTCCGGTAACATTCTTTCGGCTTTGGCTTAATTACGTGCTGTATGTAGTCCAATTCGTAATCCTCCAAAACATCAGCCGCCGGAACAATTGTAACGGGCTTTGCAGCGTTTAATAAGTCTTGGAAATACGCTTTTTGTCTTTCGTGCAAAGGCAGTTCCAACATCATTTCAATTTCTTTTATTATTATGCTTTCCATTATACTATTGTTTTTATGTTTTGGTATTATTCCATTTATCACATACTCTTTTTGCAATTTCTTCATCCTTGTCGTAATATGCAACGCAATTGGTCTTTTTATTTACAACTTGAAATACAACACATGAATACTCAATAACTTTTCTTATAAAATATTTTTGTTCCATTTTCTTTGTTATATGCCGGGGAAATCCCCGGCGTTGATTATGCAATACGAATTAAATTAGCTTTTTTGAAACATCTGTATTCCTGCTTTTCTGTATCGAAATACGTT